CGACGAACACTGTGACTCTGTGTTAATACAATTACACGGAATTGGTGATTTTGGCGATATCACACACTTATTGTGTGATGATGTCGTCCATAATGAAATGTGTACGGTTGTCGCAAGGAATACAGACATGGAAATCGTCTCTGATGACGTTTTCTTAGTTTGGCAACGCTTGTCGTCAACCAATGCACACGTTCCGAAATACGGATACGGTTATCGCCGATCGGTTCCCACAGTAAATGGGGATTGTTGCATGCCTTTGGTTAGCAAATGCAAACCCCATCGGATAGTAGGATTACATTGTGCTGGTGATGGTAATGGCAATTGCGCCGCTTCCATCATTAAAAAGGAATGGTTGTTGGCTTTTCAAACTCACGTAGATACCACACCGGGTTCTCCTTTGCCCTTCGCGCTTGGCGCGAACGTTGATTTGAATCCGTATGGTTTGAAAGAAGAAGTTTCGAGTGAATTTGACGAACGCCATTGTGTGGCAGCACGCAATTCTGAAGAAGGTGGCGTCATACCGGTTGGATATTTACCCCACCGGAGAGTACACCCGCGAACAGCCATGCGATATGGACCTCTTAAAGAAGCCTTGGAGTCGAATGGTATGCCTATAAAGTATACCGCGCCCAAATTCAGGGCGGAACGTGACCATGATTGTGCCTTGGAAGCAAAACTCGATGGAATGACAGGTATCAATCCTGGACTTTTGAATCGCGCTGTGAACGATTATGTCGCACCGATTCTTGAGGAAATGAATCTTCTCGGTTTTCCTGCGGCAAAACCCTTATCATTGGAAGAAGTCCTTAATGGACGACCCGATGACAAATGGGTCGGTCCGATGAACACCGACACAGCTGCTGGGTTTGGTTCCAAAGGGAAGAAAACTGTTGACTTGGTCGACGTTGAGTATTTGTCCGATGGAAGAAAATTCGTGCGGCCAACTCCAATCTTGATAGAAGCATTTGAAAAATGCATCATTAAATTGAAGAAGGGCGAACGTCTTAATCCATTGATCACAACAGCATTGAAAGATGAGCCAGTGAAATTGGACGCACAACTTGTCGAGATAGCTAAACCTAATCGCGTGTTTTATACGTGTCAAACTGACGCTTTATGCGCGACGAAATCGTTGTTTGGACCTGTAGCATCAGTTTTGCA